TCATCTTCGTCCTCATCGTCCTCGTCTTCATCTTCATCATCTTCTTCCTCGTCCTCGTCTTCATCTTCTACTTCATCATCTTCTTCCTCGTCCTCGTCCTCGTCGTCTTCTTCTTCGTCTTCTTCTTCGTCCTCATCCTCTACTTCTTCTTCGTCCTCTTCTTCGTCCTCGTCTTCATCTTCCTCTACATCTTTCTTGCCTTTTTTCTTCTTGTTCTTTTTGCCGCCTTCGTCATCACTGCTTCCAGAATACATAGCCTTTACTTCATCATATCCCGGATCAATAATAAGATCGTCAAGACACAGAGCGTCAGCAAGAAACTCTTCTGTTGTCTCGCCATCTCTGTCAACAAACGCATGATTAGTAAGCTCATTGAAAGTGATCACTTGATCACCACTCGGGAAAGACTTTGGCACGCTATCAAAAGAAATAGACATTCCTTCTTCTGGATCAGAGAACAAAATCTCCTCCTGCGTCTTCTCCCCTTTTCTTGTCTGCACAGTCTTCCCCGCGCTAAGAGTGAGCAAGAACTTTTCAAACGAGTACCAACTGACATCAAACAACTGAAGTCCTTTTTTGAACTCCTTCTTGGTATCATAAGAAACGATGTTGTAGAGATTTCGCTTCTTCGGGAACAATGCTTTCCAAACTTTGTCAGATACTCCTTTCTTTCTCTTCTTCAGTCTGTCTTCGCAAACCGGGCAAGGCTCATCAAAGTGTTCTTGTCGGCACAAAACAGTGGCATCTTCAGCGCCAACATTCTTATGCACATAGTACTCAAAGGAGTGAGTCTCTTCTCCTTCCATTCCAAACGTGTCATTCTTACCTGCAATGTAAGGAATGATGTCGATCGTATGACTGCTCTCATCCTTTGCCGGATTGTACCACTTCACATCTTTGATCTTTTCGGGATCAAGATAACTTCTAAAGTTTCCACCAGAAGACTCTCTCCCTTTCTTCATTCGTTTTCTCAATGCTTCTGCTCTTTCCTTTCTTGACCGTCCCTTATCTTTCTTTTTTGCCATTACTAATCTCCTTTGAATTGCTCGTTAAACTTTTGATAACGCCCAACGAAAAAAGCCTTCCGCAAAGATAGAACAGGAAAGCAACCAATACAACACATATGAATATACCAACACTCCAACTCAAAATCCTAAACGCGTTTTCCCACATCCCCATTTCTCCCATGCAACACCTACCTTTTCTTTTTCTTTAGTCGCCTCCTTTTGCTTAAACTTTGTCTTAGCTTCTTCCCGGCCTCTTTGTCAATGCTCCTCTCGACGCCTTTCATATACTTTGGCGCTTTTGGCTCTGCGTATATTGCATTCAGCTTTCTCTCATCAGCCTTTTCCAAAGTACGCTTCTTGTGTTCAAGTGCTCTTAATGCTCCAACAAGTATCTTGTCAACTTTCGTTGCTCTTATGTAATCCTCATTCGCCTTGATAACTCTCTTGTCTCTGGCAACAGCCGCCTTGATTGCTGGCTCAGTGGTGGTTTCAAGCCCATAGGATTCAGGATCGTTTCTTATAGACTCTTCTACTTCAGCCTTGACCACATCAATGTTGAGTTTTGCCAAACCCTTTTCTGCTTCTGCTTCTGCTTCTGCTTCTGCATAATCAAAATATAACCCTGACTGTCTGAACCACTCCCATTCCAAATGATTATGATCAACAACAGTGTCCACGTCTGGATTAAGATGTTCTTTCATTAGTCGCTCCTTATCTTATACTTCTATTATATCACACTTTTTCATAGACGAGCTAGATTATTTTATGATTTTAGAATTATCGAGACTTCCAATTGTCTTAACAAAGTTCTTTATTCCTGCTCTAAAATCCTTTTTGGTCTTTGGATTGTACAAAATAGAAGCAGGATGCACACACCAAGCAACCCACGCTTCTGTCTGTTCACTCCAAGTAGTAGTGCCATTAAGTTTTGTTATGCCGCCTTGCACTCCAGTAAAGTATTTGACTCCTGTGTTGCCAAAACTCAATATCAATCGACAACCTATCTCATCAAGTTCTGCGTCAATCCACTTTCTGCAATTGTCTATCTGATCGCCATTAGGGGTAGTGGATATCCGAGGATAGCACTTGACGGCATTTGTCACATGAAACATTTCTCTACTCAAATCATACTTCTTCAGTTCAGGCCAAAGCACATCTGTTCCTGACTTGCCAGCAAAACCATATCCAAGTTTATCTTCTTGCTTTCCAGGTGCTTCCCCCACTATGGCAACATTAAACTTGCCCTTGCTTGGCAGCACCGGTCTTCTGCACTCTTTTCTTAATTCACAAGCTTTGCATCTGTATAGTTGTGGCTCGGAAATGAAAGTAACTTTGTCTATCATATTCTTGAGTCCTGTTGATTTGCCAATTAGCAGATTGTCAAGATTCATGCTGACAATCTTTCTTGCACCAACCAATCCGGCTAATTTTGGATAGCGAGTTATCGGGTTGACAGAGTTTGGAATGTCAAAACCAAAGTAATCACTTGACCCCTTCACCACTTCATCACTGCTATATGCACCTATCTTTTTGAGTAGTTCCCCGACCTTGCCATCAAGTTTCATTTTCTTAGGCTTGACATAAAACTTCTTCTGCAATTTGTCATCAGTGTTTTTGATGAACCCGCTTATAGAAGACTTACCTTGATTCTGTTTTGTTAATTGATCAATCTTATCTACTGTTTTATCTCCTATGCCCTTCACTTCTTTAAACGGAATATAAAGACTGTTCCCTTTTGCCACCCATCTTATACCGTCACTTATTCCTATCTTTGGAGGGATAATCATAAGTCCTAATCGAACTGCTTCTGTCACTATCTCGCTCTTCTTGCCATCAGAACCATAAGTAAGTGAAGCACAAATAAACTCTGTTGAGAAATGATGCTTACACCATGCCATCCAATAACTCAGCAAAGCATATTCGGTAGAATGAGCTAGATTGAAAGAGTAGCGGGCATGCTTCAACAGTCCTTCCCAAAACTCATCCGCCTCTTCTCTGCTAAGTGTTTTATTTTTGAGGCAACCATCAACAAATGCTTTTCTAAAAGGCTCAAACTCTTTTTTGTCTCGCTTCTTTCCAATCACTTTTCTGATTTCGTCAGCAGTAGTATATGGCAATCCACCAACATTGTGTATGATTGCCATTACTTGTTCTTGATAGACTACTAGCCCGTATGTTTTTTTGGTTGCCTCTTCGTATGTCTCGTCCTTGCGTTCCCACGAAGCACCTTTCTTTCTCTTGATAAATTCTTCAGTCATTCCACTATCAGCAGGTCCAGGTCTGACCAATGCACTTGCATCACCTATCAAACTGAAGCTTTCGATGCCCATTTGACGAATCAAATGTGTCATAGGATTAGTACCTAATTGAAACACTCCTACGTTGTTTCCTTTACTGATCTCTCTCAGAACCGCCTTGTCATCTAAGTTGATTTTGTCGTAATCTATGTTCTTATCATGATTTTGTTTTACCAATCGTTTGATCTCATTCAATATGGTCAGCGCATTCAGCCCCAGTATGTCAAGCTTCATCAATCCCATATATTCTGCATCATTCTTTTCCCAATTTGCAACAAGAGTTTTCTTTCTGTCTACTAGACTGCAACGACCTTTACTCTCAACATCTCCGCAACTAACCACAACTGCTGCTGCATGTTGACCTGCTCCGCGCACTTGCATTTCAAGCTTTCTTGCCAGCTTCACCACTTGTGGATATTGCTTATTGAATTTTCTGCCCTCTGAAGTTGTCTTTATTGCTTCTCCTATTGAGTTCTCCTCGTCACTGTTCAATGCTTTAGCAAACTCATCAACGCTGCTTAGAGGAATGCCAAAAACTCTTGACACATCTCTAATCACTGCTCTGCTTTTCATTCTCTGAAAAGTACTGACTCCAAAAACGTTGCCTTCGCCATACAGATCTTCAAGCCTTTCTCTGACAAGCTGCCTCTTGCTGTCTTCAAAGTCCACATCAATATCTGGATAGTCAAGCCTGTCTTCTGTTATGAATCTTGAGAACAACAAACCATACTTAATAGGATCTACAGTGGTGATGCCGATCAAATAGGCTACCAAACTTCCACCCACCGATCCCCTTCCAGGCCCAACCATTATCTCATTCTGCTTGCACCAATAAACTAAGTCCCAAACGATCAAAAAGTATTGAGCAAACTTCTTCTTCTTTATCATTGAAAGCTCTTCATTAAGTCTGCTCTGATATTCTCCTTCTTTCCAAGTACCAGTATCAAACTTTTTAGCTTTCCCCTCAAGACAAAGCGCCTTCAACATAGTATTCGGATCGGGGTCATGTCCCTTCAACTGCTTCACTTGTGGCAACTTCACTTTCTTCTTCTTGATCTCAAATTTCTCACACTTCTTTGCCACCTCAACAGTATTCTTGATTGCTCGTTTCACTACTGATTCACTTAGCAACTTTGAATCTTGTTTAGCAAAAGCTTTCTGCATTTCATTAGCAGTTTTTAGATACAGACCGTGAAATGGGAATTTGAAACGATCCTTATCATCCCAAGTCTTCTTGCTCTGTATTGCCAGCAATACTTCTTGCGCCTTCCAATCCGCTTTCTCTATATAGTGAGCGTCATTGGTTGCCACCATCTTGACATCATACTTCTTGCCCAACTTGTAGCACTTCTCGTTCAAAGCAATCTGTTCTGGATGATTGTGTGGCATTATCTCCAAATACAAATCATCTTTAATCTTTTTCTTGAGTCTTTTGAATAGCTTGATGCCATCTGTTTTAATCAAGAAGCTGCTCATGCAAGCAGTCATCACCACCAGCCCTTCGCAATGCTTCAGCAAGAAATCATAGTCAACTCTTGGTCTGTAGTAATAGCCAGTTATGTTTGCATAGTTGACTATCTTGCATAAATTGATCCATCCTTTGCGATTCTTGACAAGCAGTGTGACGTGTCCTCTATCTCTTCCTCCTTGCTTTCTTATTGTGGCGTCTGGAACAATATAAACTTCACAACCTATCAGTGACTTTATGTTTTCTTTTCTGCATGCTTCCTGAAACTTTATAGCTCCGTCAAAATTGGCGTGATCGGTTATGCCTAGATATTTTTGATTAAGTTTCTTTGCTTGTTTAGCATAGTCTTTTGCTTTTCCGAATCCGTCCAAGTAGCTATGTTCAGTATGCACATGCAGATGGCAAAACTTATTGTTGCGCATATTGCTTCCTTATTTCTTTTTCAATC